CCATCCTTTGTTCAACCCGATAATCTGTCAACGCCTTGGCGTATTCATACATATCGCTGAAGTTCTCTGGCTTGGGTTCACCAGTTAGTTGGGTTTCCGCTTTCGGGGATGCCCGTCCTTCCAGTTCCCTAACTTTGGCCTCCAAAGATTCCCGCGCTTCCCGTTCCCGCTTGGCTTCTTGCCTTGCTTCTTCGCGTTGCTTGGTTATCTTTTCAAACCTCAATTCCAGCTTTGGATTGCGTTTTCTTTCCTCTGTCGCTGTCGCTTCATCTTCTCCAAGCGGCTCACTCTGGCTTTGCGTTTCTGTCGGCTCTGTGGGAGTTTTCTCAACCACAGCCTCAACAGGCGCTTTGTCAGCTAAACCCATCTTCTTGGCGTTGAACTCAGCTAAATTTTCACTTGTCACCACGTTAGCGGCAACTTTTGGTGCTTCTTGCACTTCAGACATGGATTACTCCAAGGATTTACCCAGTTGACCCAACTGGTAAGGTTTGGGCGATATTACCCGAAATCATGTAGATGTCAATTATTGCGGCATTCCTTGTATAAAGGGATTTGGCTGGTGGCTAATATCTTGCGCGGCAAATTGAGCATATTGGAATTGCTCGGCATTCAATCGCTCAATCTCGCCCATCAATTGGTCAGGCGACATTCTCGCCAACAAGATTTTGACCAGCGCATCAATTTCGGTTTTGTTTTGGCTAGTGATGCTGCGGGTGTTTTGGTCATTAACCCGAACCTCTGCCATTGTTTCGGTGTTGTGCGCCCGTGCGGTCACATCCATCAGCTTGCGTCTGGTTGCGCCTTCTTCTTTGATCTGGGCCACTTGCGCCCTGTTGTTGATCTCCAGACCCGCCGCTTGCAATTGCTGTTGCAACTGCTGAATCATTTGCTCAGACTGCGCCAAACGCATCTGGGCTTCTGGCGGTATGTCGGATTTTTCATCAATGTTTGCCATTGGGTTCATGGCGGCAAGGCGGTCAGCAATTACATCTGCACCTGGGAAATCCATGTTTCTGAATACCAAGTCACCCGCAATATTGAACAATTCAGCGTTGCTTGTCAGCAATGGCATCATGGATTCCACCGCTTGCTGGCGCTTGGTCTGGAATCCTGGGCCTGTGTCCATCACCACATCGTATTCGCCCACGGTCACATCGTTTAGAACCTCGCCAATCTCGTTTTGCTCGTTGATCGTGGTCATGTCGGGCTGACCATCCGAACCAATAATCCGCATTACCCGTTGGGTATCGTAAATCTTGGGTATCAGGTCAAGAATGATGCGCCCAGTTTGAGCAATCGAACGGGTCAAATTGTCGTAAAAGTGGAAGTTAGACAGATCAACCTGATTTTGTTGACCCTGCAATGCCTTGCCTGAGATATTCCCGCTTGGCAATTGATTGGGGTCCATAATGCCCAGCACCATCTGCAAATCAGCGGAAATTGCCCCCGCCGCTTCCATAATCCCTGCGGGTGGCGGCTCGGGTTGCAATCTGACAGGTGCTGGCGCTGGTACGCCTTCAATGTCTTTTTGCTTGTATCTCAGCACAGGCATTGACTTGATGTTAGCCATTGCCCATTCGTTTTCGTGGCCCTCATCTTGGCCCTCTGCCAGCAACCATTTAGCCTTGGGTGCAAGCGCAACCGATTCGGTCATGCTGGTGCGCCAGAAGTTGTACATACGCTGGGGGTCTTTGGCAAACCGCACAAGACCGTATTTCTTGCGCTTGTCATCCACAATGACCTGTGCGCCATAAACAGGCACAACAGGGATATATTTCCCCGCCCAGGTCTTTTCCTCTAGCACTTCCATTGCGGTCATCTTGACCCATTTGACGGCCTTGCGGAATGAGTCCCGTTCATCAACCACTGTCAACCCTGCGGCCTCAACCCGTGCAAAGAAATTGGCGCTGTCACCAAAAGAGGTTGTACCGTCACTCAGCAAATACAGCTTGGCGCGTTCACGCTCAATGTAAAAATACTCGGCAATGCGAATGTCCTCTTTGGTCACCCAGGCAGAGGTGTCATCCCCTGTGCTGCGTTGCTGGAAATTAGCCCCATCGTTTGCACCTGGATACATTTCCCGAAATATCTTTTTGTCCAACACAGTGGTGATCAGGCATCGCTCGGCATCCGACCCATCTGGCCTGACGCTGTTGGGGTCAAAGTAAACGGTAAATGGGTTTTCAACGGCGTCAATGTAGATTTCTTGGTCGAAAGAATCTTCCCGCACATACTTGTAATTGATGCGCCAGTAGCCCCAGCCCATCCTGACAGCGTAATCAAATGCGGTGTCGTAAGCTGTGTCGGCGCTGGAATTGACCTCGATGTGACGGGTGATGCCCTCAATGACCTGGGCAATCTTGTAGTCGGCAAGGTTATTGACGGGGTGAACCTTGATGCGTGGGCGTTGCATCCTTTGCTGGTTGGTCACCTGTCGGATGTAGGCATCGATCTTGTTGATCGTCAGACAGGGGCGGCTTTCCAGATTGCGGCTATTCTGAATCTCAACGGGCCACTGGTCGCCAGCGGCAAACTTAATATCATTCAGCGCCTCGGCTCGGTTTGTGGAGTCCGAATCATTGACCAAGCGCCAGAACTTAATCGCCTCTGAAATCTTGTCTTTTGCGTTGTCTTCGTCTTGGTATGCCATATAAACCCCTTTGGGCGATTATCCTATCGAATTTGAGGGCGGTCTAGCCCATCCATGAACCCGCCGTAGCAACCATTTGCTTCTTGCGTTTGGGTGGTTCTTTGATCATGAGGGCAATGTAGCGGAATGCGTCTGCCCCGTGGGAATAGTGGTCATGCAACGGGTTTCTGCTGAATTGTCCCGTGTCTGGGTCAACCTCGTACCTGTAATGGCGCAAGCAAGCCAACCCATCGGCGGTATGTTCGCGGTCAAAGTAACAGTTTGGGAATATCGTCCTGGCGGCGTTGATGGAGTCCAGAATAGGCACTCTAGGCAGAATGTTGGTTTTGTACCCTGCCGCCCTCACAATGTCATCGATTGACCTTCCCGCGGCTGCCAAGGTCTTGTTTTCAGCGTCATGGGGCAACCAAATGGTATCGTAGACATAACCATAGGTTTGCATCGTGGCAAGGTAATAGCTGATGGTTTTCTGGCTGTCCTCAATGTATCGGATTAGCCTTGTCTCCATGCCCACAAACTGGAGAAACCAAATGGCGGTGCTGTCAGACCAACCCAGGTCAAACACAGCATGGACGGGTTTGGTTGCGTCATAGGGCACTTTGGTGATGCGCCCATCCTTCTCGGCGGCTTGCATTTCCTTGGCAAATATTGCCCCGTCAACAGTCTGGCGGCATAGCCCTTCCCAGACTTGGTTGTAGGCTTCTTCGTCCCTTTGCTTTAGCGAGTCTTTTTCTAAGCGCAGGGTTTCAGGAAACCAAGGGTTGTCTGACCAGTTAACCCGCATGGTGATGCAATTTTCTGGAGGGTTTGCCACAAACCGCTGATAAGTTTCGTCTGTTTCCAACTCAGGATTAAACGAAATCCATATTTCACTACCCTCGGCACGAATGGTAGGAATCAGCACATTCCAAGACAGGCGGCTAACAGTTTGTGCTTCCTCTACCCAACAAATTGAAACACCTTCATAGCTTTTTACATTGGCAATATTGTTTTTAAGACCAATAAAGCTAAATTCAGTGCCGTTTTTACCCCGAATGCTGGCCTGGGTAATCTCGTAGAAACCCAACAGCCCCAGGCTTTCGATCTGGTCGCACAAGAGTTTGTGAACCGAATCCCGCATAGAGGTCATAAACTCACGGGCACATAAAATACGCAATGGGCTTTTAGCGCCAAGGATTAACAGCGCCCTGGCTATGCCCCAAGATTTAGCGCCACCCCTACCGCCATAGGCTACCTTGTAACGGCTTTTTCTGAACAGACCCTCTAGCTTTACAGGGAATTCTGCCCTTGCAATAGCGTCTTGGACTTCACTCATTTGGCTTTACAAAGGTAACCTGGATGCCCTGTAATGGCTCACCATCTGCGCCAGTAACCTCGGCCTTGACGGTTTCTGACCATTTCATTTGCGTTTTAGTCCACCAGATAAGGCTAGTTGTGTCCCCTGCGGTGGCCTTTTGAAACAGCGTCTTAGCAATCTGCCCGTTGGCTTTGGCCTTACCCATGTCCAACTCATGGCGGTAATACTTCCGCAAGGTCTTGTCATCGATGCCAACCAGCACGGCAATGGATTCATGCGGCAAGCCTAATCCGCTGCTGGATTCAACCAGTCTTTGGGTTTCGGGCGTTGGTTCGTGTGCGTCAGACATTTTATAGAGGGGAAGTGTTACATTAGTTTGCCAATTCGGGCTGGTTTTCCAATAATACGGCTTTTTTGCCCGTGAAGTCTTCCCACCGCTTTACGATTACATCGCAATACTTGGGGTCTAACTCCATAAGCCGTGCGTAGCGACCATGCTTTTCAGCCGCCAGCATTGTTGTCCCGCTTCCACCAAAGGAATCCAACACAATATCGCCGCCTTTAGTATTGTTGAGCATTTGGTATTCAAACAATCCAACGGGCTTCATGGTTGGATGTTCCCCATTGCGGCTAGGCTTGTCAAACTCCAAAATGGTGGTCTGTTTACGATCTGCCGCCCATAGATGTCCAGCGCCTTCTTTCCATCCATATAAACAAGGCTCGTGCTTCCAATGATAGTCTTGGCGACCCATCACAAGGCTTGACTTCTTCCAAATCAAACATTGACGCACTTTCCAGCCAGCATCTTGTGCTGCCCCTCGGAAGTTATAGCCTTCTGAGTCAGCGTGCCAGATGTAAAACACGGCTCCAGGCTTCATAACCAGATCTGCGGTTACATAAGCATCCCGTAAAAATTGTCGGAATTGCTCATCACCCATGTCATCATTCTGAATGGTTAATCCTGTGCCCCCTTCATAGGCCACGTTATATGGTGGATCAGTCAACCACATATCCACAAGTTGCCCATCGCACAGTTTTTCCATATCAGTCAGACTGCAGGAATCCCCACACATCAATCGATGCTTGCCTAATTGGTAAATGTCACCCAACTTGGTCTTTGGCTCATCAGGCACATCAGGAACGGCATCTTCATCCGTAAGCCCTTCAATTACCTCAGGCTCTAGCAAAGCGCTTAACTCTTTTGGGTCAAAGCCTAACATTTCCAAGGCAAACCCGTCTGCCAGCAAGTCATTTAACTCAATGGTCAGCATTTCATTGTCCCAGCCAGCGTTTAGCGCCAGCCTGTTGTCGGCAATGATGTAGGCTTTCTTTTGGGTTTCTGTCAGTTCTGACAGTTCAATGGTGGGAATATCCTTGTAACCCAACTTACGGGCGGCTAATAGCCTCCCATGCCCTGCAATGATGCCGTTTTCCCCGTCAACCAAGATTGGATTAGTCCAGCCAAATTCTTTTATACTTGCCGCAATTTGTGCCACTTGCTCATCGCTGTGGGTGCGGCTGTTGTTTACATAAGGAATTAGCTCTGTGACCTTCTTTTGAATAATTTTCACTTTTTGGGCTTTTGTTTGGCTTTTTTCTCAGCTTCACGTTTGACTGCGTAACTTATGGCAACTGCCTGTTTGGGCGGCTTTCCAGCAGCGATCTCTGCCTTAATGTTGGCCTTCAGCGCCTTGGGGGTCATTGATGCTATCAGCGGCATTTGCCTTCTCCTTGGATTCTTGGGCCAGCTTTTCTTGTAAGGCTTGCTTCAACTCGGTGTTTTCCCTAAAAAGGGCAGCGGCTTGCGCCATAGCGGAATCCCGCTGCCCCTCTAGCATCTCAACCAGAAGTTGTATCTCAGGGTTTGGATGCTTCAACATTTACGCTGCGCTCGAGCACATGATGTAGTAAGGCGTACCGTCCGATGCCACAACTTTCAAAGTCTTGGCAATGGTGGCAGTGCTTGTCACAAACAAAGCTGCGGGAATGTTGAATAGGTTGGCAACCGTGCCCGTGCCGCTATTGGTGAAACGAATGAATGATGCGTTCGTCCAAGTGCCACCAGATGCAAAGTTAGAGTCTGCCTGGATAGCCGCCAACGTGCCGCCTGGGTTGGTAGATGTACCGCCCAAAGTAGCCCGTAAAGCATTGCCAGCGCCAGAAATAGTGCCAGCGCCATTTATTTCACAGGAAATGTGTGCGCCATTGATCGTGCCGCCAGTAGCAGCACCTGCGCCCGTTACAACGCTAAACGCTCTAAAAGTTTCACCGCTACCAGTGCTGCTAAAAGTCAGCTTTTGGTAAGTCAGGCGGGTGTCGCCACTTGCGGCGCTGGTCGTGGCATATGCCCCGTTAATGATGCCGCTGGTCGTTACAGCTACTGGAACAGTTGAATTACCAACTTGAACTGAAACGAACTCTGGGTCTGCGTATGCAACGCCTGTTGCGATTGAATTTGCCATGATATTTCCTTTATTTTTTCCAAAAGGGTTAACAATTCCAGCTTTTTAGACTGGCCTTTGCCCGTTCTGCTGGGCCTTTAGAGTGTTTTACCACCCCCTCCATCCTAGCGCAAAAACTGGCTTTTCGTCCAGCATCTTCCTTGGTTTTGGGGTTTGGGGCTGGCGGCTTTAAGTTTGAATTGTTCTTTGCGTTGTACTCTGCACGACCTTTA